ATAGACGCCTGTCATGAATAGAAGCCGTATGTGTTGGATACACCCAGGTCTCTATAGAAAAAGCATGACCATTAAGATCAATTTCAGAGCTATAGGGAATAGTTAAGTAATCACCATTTCCATCAAAGTATGCCGACGTACCATCAAATTTACTCTGGACACTAGATATCTTTACATTCCCTGTAGGTGTTATAGCCCGGCCTACAAGGTCTGTAAAAGTGGTAGAATTATTAGCCCCAAGCATTGGCAGGGCTACAGCTACCGCTGCGACATCTAGATAAGATACTGTTGGAACATCGAAGGTCTCTGTATATCGAGCTAAATTTTTGGTAACACGTAAGTCATCGATATATCCAGTAAGCATCCAGTTTATGCCATCTGTAGAACCTACCCATACATTAGATATACCAGTAGGGGTCCCTGCTGAAGTTGTCTCAGTGGCTACTAAAACACCATCAACGAACAGCTTGACAGTTCCGTCACTTGTATTCCCACAGGCTGCTACGTGGTGCCATGTATTAAGAGATATTACACCTGCTGCACTTATAGCGTTAGGAGAGCTTACGCCAGCATATATTTCACCAGTTGGGCCTAGTAATACACGAGCGCCAGTTGCTGACGCGTTAGAAAAAGCTGAAAAAACAGTAGCCCAAGTACCAGGCCAAGCTGTCAACTTTACCCAGGCTTCAATAGTCCAAGAGACCGAGGTGAAGACAAAGTCTGTAGAAAAAGGAATACTGAGACAGTCACCTGAACCGTCGAAATACCCGGAGGACCCACCGAACTTGCTATCTGTCGTAACTATTTTAGAATTACCTATGACCGTTACAGCTTTACCCTTCAAGTCATAGAACATTGTAGAGTTATTAGCACCAGTCATAGGTAATGCTAAAACTACACTATCAAGATGTGTACTTATCTGTGTAGTGTTGTCCGCATGAGTAGCGTCAAAGTAGAAATTGAGAACAGTGTTAACTGAGTTCGATATTGATGGAACCCTGACCCAAAGCTGCGCAGATAAAGTGTCATAGTCCCAGCGCTCAATTTCAACAAAGCACTCGGTACCAGTATCCCCAAACTCTACAGCTATCTTGTACTGTTCCCTTTCGAGTTCAGTAAAGATAGCTGTACAGTCTGTGCTCTCGTAGCCACTGGCAGTGGAAAGATTAATAAGGACAGGAAAATTGGTGAGCGCAGCACTCTGCGGTTCAATCGTAATTGCTACCTTATTATCAGGATTCCAGCCAGCGAGAGCCATGAGTCAGTTCCTATTAAGACCGTGGAAGGGTGTAGGTAAAAGAGCCAATGGTAATCGGAGCGTCTTCAACAATGGTTGTCACACTCATCTGGAGTTCAGAGGTGCTTGACGTAGAGATGGCACCATCGAACCGCACAGCGGTAGTGCTCGCGTCAGCAGTGTAATCATTATCGTAGAACCGGAACCAGCCTGCTACAGTGCCCGTACCTGCTGCTGCCAGGCCCACACCAGACCAGGTTTCACCAACTGCTTTAGACAGAACACCGTCAACAGGATCGCCGAAGTTCAAACCATTGGTGTCTACGCCACCGACAAAGGCTCCAGAGGCCAAAGTGATCTTGGCCAGGAGGGTACCAGTTTCTACTGCATTGGCGTCTGCTGGCTGCGTGCCAGAAAAGATGCAGAGAATACCATTTGCGTAGGCAGTCTTAGTGGCTGCCAGTTGAGCTTGTACATGACCAGTGCTTAGTCTTTCCATTTGTTTACTCCACTGTGTGAATTATGTGCGAGTCCGTAATCAGACATGCACCGGATGTGTACCCAGATGGATACTTTACTTTGTTGCTCGTTAAATTTATAACTGATCCATCGTCGAGACCCATACAGACACCTTTTGTAGATGCCCATATATAGCCTTCCCCATCTTGATCGATTCCGTGATCTCGTAGAACTACTTTATCATGTGCCAATGAACCTTTAAGAGCAGGATAGCTGACAACTATACGCTGCTTAAAGTCAGACCATGTTGTACCTTCTAAGAACCACGTAATAGCTGAATCCGATACGTAGACACCTTTTGACGTTGGACATACCATTGTTATATCTGACGCAAATGCAACAAAGCCGCTGCGCTGATTAAACAAGCCAAAAGCGAAAGGCTCATGACACATCCACAGCAAAGCACCCTCAGCTATAAGCATAAGACCACCAGGTTTAAAAGCTACAATTGAGCCTACAGGTGCTGGTGTAAAGTTAAGATTTGTATCGGGACCTTTGTAGGTACTAACTGGCCAAGAGAATGAATTGCGCTCTCTCACATAGCCATTCTGGAACCCATTGCTGTAGTACGTATCGTAGTTCACTTGAGCGAAGCTCATAGGAGCATTCTTTGCTAGATTACCTCGCAAGCCAGTGAGTGTTAAGTCTTCATTTACCAGCATGAGTGCTGCATCATTTGTACGCTCTTGAATAACAAGGCATGCACCGCCAGAACAGAATAAAGAATGGAATGACCCTACTTGCTTTATCTCATCGCCTACACGCGAACTAATAAGTCCAGTGTCGTCAATGCTTATATTATAAGCTTGAGAAAGATCAGCAACTCCTCTAGCTTGGTCGTAATCAATTCTAGAAGGATCAGCAACGGTATTAAGTCCACTAGACACTTTAATTATAGGTGCGCTAAGAATCATGTTAGAACCAAGTAGGCCGATTAATGGATTCACGATCTATTTGTTGCTTCTGAATAGGCACGCTCTCGAGCTGCTGTCGCTTCATGTTAGCCGTTTGAGCTGGACCAAAGGTTTGCTCAAACCGCTTTGCATAGGTTTCAGCTCCTACTACTACATCCACGTCGCGTTTTGTATAAGCGAGATACAGAGCCCAGTCGAGAAGGAATACGTGGAAGTTAGACGGAATTTCAGGCCCGTCTACTGTCATTGGGACTGGAAGACGAACAACTGTGAGATTTATACTCTGTATAGAGTTCGGAGTTTTATAGAACTGGATACCCCGAAGTGTTTGAACAAAGCTAGTTATATCACCGCTTTCTGATTCCCATGAGTCAGACAGAGAGTCAAGCTGAGCAAAAGACGTTCTAGTAAGAACTTGTGTAGAAGACTTTACTCGTCTAATTTCAATTATCTTTGGACTGAGCGTATAGAATGCTGTACCAGGTTCAGTGGTAATATAGCACAAGTCCGGATCAGTGGTCTCTACTAGGAGCTTAGACCGAGTTGCTGCTTCAGCCTCAGCTTCATTAAGAAACACTTCAACTTCAGAGTCTGACCAGAGGTAGGGCTCTTCAGTATCATCTGCCATTGTTCGAAACGTAGATATCAGAGTAGCTAAGTTCATGTAGTCTCCTTTAAAAAACTTAAGCAACTTGACCAGATGAACTGGTCAAGTCATTAAGCCTTTTAAGCGGTCTGATTGGTAACAGCTTGTGCAACCAATGCTGCTGCTTTGTTGCCGGCTGCATCTCGGGTGGACTCAAGTCCAGTAGCCTGAGGTACATAGCCAACTGTTACTACCTGACCTGCGGTTACTGCGTCAGTCAGGGTAAGGGTTACTGTTTTGTTTGCTGCGTGAACAGTGACAGCAGAAACTACGTCAGCTACGGCGTCAGCTAGTACAGCAAAGTCTGCTGCTTCAGCTTTATTAGTAGCATCGAGGTTACTGGTGTCAGTATAGGTAAGGACCAAAGAATCACCGTCTACTGTAGCTGATGCAAGGACCGGAGGAGCAATATCAGGTGTAGATACTGTAACCGCTTGAGCTACAAGATTATCAGCTTTATTGCCTTTAAGGTCTTTAATCTGTTTAGCGCCGGTTACTTGCTGCGTATATCCGACGGTTACGGTAGCTCCGTGAACACAGATGTTGGTCAGCTGAAGCATAACAGCTTTTCCGACAACCGTTACGGTCTTAACTACGTTTGCTGCGCCGGCGTTAACAACTGCAAAGTCGCCAGCTGCAGCGGTATCATAGGGGTTAATCTGAGAACCGGCTTCAGTATAGGTAAGAAGAAGAATCTTACCATTTACTGCAGCAGATGCCAGAACGGGTTTGGTTGTATCCGCGGTACGTGTAACCGCATAAGAAACTAAGCTCGCATCAGTTACGTTACGGAAACTATGTCCGCAGCGTTTGATCAAGGTCTCAGCGTCTGCATCAGTCATCTCTTGAATAACATTAGCCGAAAAATCATACTGGCCAGTCAAAAGCGATGATGCAATATTGGGTCCCGTTCCTTTTCCAACGTACTTGATAAATTTCATATTTTACCTCAAGTATAACCCCTCTAGTCTAATGACCAGAGGGGTTAATGGATTAGACGGTTGCCGGAATATAGGAATCCAAGGTGATTACACCGAAGTCCTTGGAGTTGAACACGGACTTCTTGATACCAAAGATGGTACCTGCGGTGATTGCAAGAGCATTACCACGATCGTCCATCTCTTCATTCCAGGAGTAACGCTGAGTACCACCACCCTGGCCAAAACCCATGAGGCCTGCCTGAGCACCCATGAACAGGGCACGAGCGGCGTTCAGGTTGGTGCCGGCACCAAAGTTGTCGAAGGTAACAACATTCCGGTGCTTATGAAGAACGACATCGGCATACTCACCGAGGGCATTCTTATAGATCATGGAACCGGAAGAGGCGCCGGAATCGGTGGCCTTATGGATAGCCAGCCAGTCATTCTCAGATGTAGCGGTACGCATCTGATAAGCCTGAATGGTGTGCATAAGAAGAACGTACTTCTTATTGCCGTTGACGGAGAAGGGTTG